GGCGATCGATGCGCTGGCCACCAATCTCGACCTCAACCTGGGCAATAAGCTGCTCACCAATGTAGTCGAGCCAGCGAGCATAGACATTGCCACCAGTGTTGGCCATGGACTGGTTAATCTCAGGGAGAGTAACCTGAAGGTATGTGCGATAGCAGAGATCACCGTTGCGGGAGATCGTGCATGTCACACGGCGACCAAAGTCAGCTTGACCAGAGAAAGTCTGCTCAATAGACTCCATCGCGAAGTTTGTGTGGCGTCTGTAAGACACCTTCCAGAAAGTGATCTCAGGAGTTCCCGTGAGGAAAACATCCTGAGCACCGTAAGCAACCAATTGCATAAGTGCCCCGCCCATTTTTGATATATAACATTACTAAAGAAAATAATTTCCTAAATAAATTATTTTCGACAAAATAAAAAAATTGATTCTAAACTATTAATACAATAATGTCAACATATATATAATATGGTCAACGCAATATGTTCTCATAATATTCAAAAAAGATATTGCAGAGACCCTGCATGTGGTGGTGGAACAGCATATTGCAAACATGAAAAAAGAAAAGAAAGATGTGAAAAATGCAATGGTAGTTCTTTATGTGTTCATAAAATCGATAGAAATAATTGTTATATATGTAGTAAAACAAGAATATGCAAACACAATATACGAAAAGACCGATGTGATCCTTGTAAATTAGAAAACAAATGCAAACATGGCAATAGTAAATTTACATGCGAAGAATGTAAAGCAGAACGCACATGCAAACATGAAAAAACTCGTGAGAAATGCAACATATGTAATCCATCATATTATCATTGCGAACATGGTATAACAAAATATTTATGTAAACCGTGCGGAGGTTCTGCATTTTGTCTGCACGATAAATATAAATCAAGATGTAAAAAATGTAATGGAAGTGCATTATGTAAATCAGAATGGTGCGAAACATTATTATCCAATCCAAAATATAATGGATATTGTTTACGATGTTTCTTATATTTATTTCCAGATGAACCAAATTCCCGCAATTATAAAACAAAAGAAAAAAATGTAACTGACAAAATTATAAATCATTTTCCAGATTTCTCTTGGGTAGCAGATAAGCGAATTCAAGATGGTTGTTCTCTTAGACGACCTGATTTACTTTTAGACTTAGGAACAAATGTCATTATAGTAGAAGTAGACGAATATAAACATGATGGTTATGATTGTATTTGTGAAAATAAACGAATTATGGAATTATCGCAAGATGTGAATCATAGACCGATTGTATTTATCAGATTTAATCCAGATGGTTATATAGACAAAAATGGTAAAAAAATAGGAACATGTTGGAAACTAAATGGATTAGGTATATTGAATATTATTAAAACAAAACTAAAAGAATGGGATAATCGTATAAAATGTTTATTAGAACAAATTCAATATTGGATAGACAACCAAAGTGAAAAAACTATAGAAATAGTTGAATTATATTATGATGAATGTAATTGACATCAAAAATTGATTCATTTTTTATTATATTGTATATTGTAAAAACACAATATAATATTACTACAAATAATGCAACTTCCATACAAATTGAGAACCTGGGTTGATAAAGATAAATTAATTTGGTATAAATTATGTCAAAATCCAAACGCAATTGATTTGGTAAAACAATATCCAGAAAAAATAAATTGGGCGGAATTATCATTAAATGAAAATGCTATAGAACTCCTAGAACAAAATATAGATAAAGTAGTATGGGAGGATTTGGCAATACATAATTCAAGAGCACTAGAATTATTACAAAAATATCCTCAATATTTACCTGAACATAAAAAGTTATATTGTTTGTGCTATAATTCAAATCCAGATGCGATTGAACTAATAAAAGCCAAAATAGAAAAAAATAAACATAGAATAAAATTTCATAGTATTTGTAATTGCGATGACGATACTGAAGATGATGAATCTGATTATGAAGAATGCAATTGTTATTATTGTAATTTACAATTAGATTGGCGGTCATTATCTGAAAACCCAAATGCAGTTTCAATATTAGAACAACATTCTGAAAAAATAGATTGGTTTTGGATAACGAAAAATACAAAAGCAATACATATAATAGAACAAAATATAGAAAATATGGATGATGTAGAATTATTATCCACAAACCCAAATGCTATTAAACTTTTAAAGCAATATCCAGAACTAATAGATTGGAAGTGGTTATCTGAAAATCCAAATGCGATGAATTTATTATTAGAAAATCCAAATAAAATAGATTGGTCTATGTTGTCACAAAATCCAAACCCAATTGCAATACAAATGCTGAAACAAAATCCAGATAAAATAGATGGAAAATGGTTATCTTACAACAAAAACCCAGAAGCAATGGAATTATTAGAAAAATATCAAGACAAAATAGATTGGTGGCATTTTACATTAAATCCAAATATATTTATATTGGATTACTCCAAAATGAAAGAGAACCGCAAAGAATTAAACCGCGAAATAATAGAAAAAGCTATGCATCCAACAAGAATCGCAAAATGGTTAGAACATGGTCTAAATTTGGATGATATTTGATTATTTTTGTGCTTTTTGTTTCTCCGCCATTATTTTCTTATATTCTTCAAAATGTTCGCATATGAATTTTATTTCCTTGTCTGCGGTCAAGTCCGCAGGTCGTTGTTGTGATTGATCAAGCATCCTCGGATTTGCACCATTATACATCAATATTTTGCATATTTCAACCCGATTTTTACTACATGCAATATGAAGTGGTGTTTCGCGTTCTCTAGTTAATATATTCAAATCTGCGCCAGCAGCAATTAATCCCTTAACAACTGACAGCTGCCCCCAGCGAGCAGCATAATGAAGTCCGGTCCATCCATCACGAGGATCTATATAGTTTGGATTCGCACCCTCGCGCAAAAGTCGCAGCGCCAGATTTTTATTTCCAAAATAACATGCATTCAAAAGTTCATGTGATCGGTTTCGTTTTGTTCTCATACTCTTCCAAAAACAATTATTTTTTACAAATAACTTCTATATCATTATTTTCATTATTTTGTAAATCAAAATTTGTTTCTATAAATTCCCATAAATAATCCTCCTTGAAAACTTCTTTCCGGTTCTCATGTTTCTTGGTAAAAATATATTTGTCATCTATTTTTTTCACCGACCAACCATTCTCTAAAGCATTCATTATAAATGTCATTTTTTTTAAATTTGGTTTAGTAGGTGTTTCTTCCATAACCACATATAAACAACTCCCCCATAAAAAACCATCTATTCCTACGAAAATATGCAATCACTGAAAAACAAAATAAAAATCAAATATCATAATTGTTTATAGAGAACCCTAAACAAATAAATTAATAAATATAAAATGGAAACTCATACACCACCGTCAACACAACCTCCGCCTGAATTTCCATTAAAAAATGCGCAGCCTAATACCAATACAAAATCAAATAAAAAACGCGATCCATCACAACATACTATAGATAAAAAACATTCCCAGATGCTAGAACATTTCGCAAAAAATGATTCCGAAATTATTCCGAAATTAAAAAATCAAATAAGAGAACTTGAAGAATCATTAAACAGTCTCGGCGAAAATGAAACAGATCGTAGATTGGATATAACTGATCAAATCCAAACACATAAAACACATATCAAAAAATTGCGCACAGAAAAAAAACGGTATTTCTTGGAAAATTCAAAATACATATTCAACTATTTTGAAGAGAAAAAACGGATTTCTTCTGGTGAAAAACAACATGTAAATGTTCTCAACTCCTTTTTTAAAATCAAGACAGAAGAGAACCCCGAAAAGACATCAAACTTGAAACACTATATCAATAATTATTGGAAAAATGTAGATAATGAAATCACAAATATACAAGATTTTGTAGTTCCCACGGATATATGTACTTATTGTCGTAATGGAGAATTCATACCACAAGATGAAGAAGGTATTTTGATATGTAATAATAAAGAATGTGGTCGGTTTGTGAGTTATATTGTGGATGGATCGAAACCGTCCAATAAAGAACCACCCAATGAGGTTTCTTATACAGCATATATTCGCCTCAATCATTTCAAAGAAATCCTATCACAATTTCAAGCAAAAGAAACCACACAAATACCGGAATCTGTCATAGAAGATATCCGAAATCGCCTGAAAAAGGAGCGAATCAAAGATTATGCTACTGAACTCAATTATGAAAAAATGCGCGAGATTTTACGGAAATTGGGATACAATAAATATTTTGAACATATTCAATATATTAATTCCATTTTCGGTATTCGACCACCATTTATGAGTGATGAACTTCATGAAACATTATGTGTATTGTTTATAGAAATACAGAAACCGTGGGCGATTCATTGTCCGGCAAATCGCACCAATTTTTTCAATTATACATATACATTATATCAATTATGTGTATTGCTAGGTCAATCGCAGTTTTTGCCACATATACCTATGATGAAGGATCGCGAAAAACAATTGGAACAAGATATGATATGGAAAAAAGTATGTGAATCGCTTGATTGGTGTTATTATCCAACAGTCTAGACATTAATCCCATTCATGAGATAATTCATTACGCCATATTGGCATGTTATCTATATGCCAATATGATGCCAATAGATCTTCATGTAGATCTTGTATTTTTGTAAGAGCAAATTTACGGAATAATTCGCAATGAACATTATGCATGTCCGTGTCCCATTTGCGTTTGAATATATAGGATATATCACATTTTTGTAAATCTAGACTCAAACTAATTTGATTATTTATTTCTGGTTCTAAGATATATTTTATATGTAACATTGGCTGTCTATTTATAGTGGTATATAAAGATACTGATTGTATTTTACAATTTTCACAAAATTCATCTATATAATCATCCGGACCAATGTTATATTTTGACTTTATAAACCAAATATCATATGGTTCAATTTGGCTCCATGTGCTTCGCACATTCCTCCAAATACCCCCAATGCTTCGGTGTCTAGTGATACCTCCGCATTGTTCCATTTGATACGATTTCATTGATATTAAACTCGTTATAATAATTTTATTATTAAGATGATAATAATAAAATAATCAATTTTTATAGATTTCCCAAAAAATCCATTCGTGAAATTCGCGATTCTTGTTCCCCATTTACTTTGGACAATATATATTCTTGTATTTCCTCAGAAAGCAATATAGGTTTCTTAGTAAATTCTGCTGTATATGTACCTTTATATTGTGTAATACGATAAAATGGTATTTGTATTGGTACAATTTTGTATTTCTGTATAATATTAATCATTGTTTCTTCATAATTATCGCGCAAATCTTCATACCGTAACAACATATAATTATCTACTAATTTGGGTATCATATTTAACATAAAATCATTTTTGGTTTCTCGTAATTCGAATATATTATGATATCGGCGTTTATGTATGATATGATAATCATCTTCTATTGGTTTACCTATTTTTGGTGGAACTTCATATATAGAATACCATTCGTTATTGATGAAATTTTCTATAGATTTTCTGTTCTCTTCTGGAACATGATGGAGGCGTTTGAAAAAACTGTCTATCCAATCCACTGGATTTCTAAATAAACATATAACTAATGTTTCTTTCATTTTTTCAGTTTCAAATATCGTGGTATCGTGACCAAAAAAATGTTTCCCACAAATGGGATAATATTCCAAATTGAAATTTTTCTGTATTGCATATTGTAAAAAATGTGTGCCTGAACACCGTTCTCCTAATATAGTGAAATATTTGAGATAAGTCATAATGTGGGTTACTACCACTACCTTGTTTTTATGATATTATGTGTCAACAGGGTTTTATATTGATTATGGTATTAATTATATAATCGGCACGGGTGTTACCATTTAAGGTAGTGTTCTATACTCTACTTTGATTTTTGGTTGAAGTTTTATGTTGTAAAAAATACAACATAAAATTAACTATTTAATTTATAATGAAATTACATCATTCTAGGAAATCCTACAAGGTTTGCACCTATACCAAAACCGGCACCTCCACGCGCACTGCCAGCAATGGAAGGAACAAACACATCTAGAACAGCGAATGTAGCCGCGGCCATTAGACCAATGACAACAATTTCCTCGATATTAAGACTCTTCTTAGGGATGGAGTAAGCAGCAATAGCAACCATAACACCCTCAATGATGTACTTAATAGCTCTCTTAACAAGTTCGCTAAAGTCAAACGAAAGACCGCTCATTTTTATTTAAATATATAGTATATTCAAATAAAATAATCTATATTGCATTTGGTTAAAATTTCCAAAATAAATATAATACTAAAAAATCAATTTAAATAAAATATAGTCTAAATACATATTACTCAATCCCCATATCTTTGAAGATGGCATTTGAGAGAAAAACCCTCCCCGATGGTTCTCCGAATCCTAAATATATTGATTTGTGCGACGAAGATGCCCCCATTGCCGGCCAAAAATTTGCATGTATGTCGTTTATTTCTCCTGAAAAACTCCTGAAAAAACGCGAGGTTTTTTTATTCGATCAATTTGTGAAACAATGGGATTTTACTAAATCTATGCAAAAATACAACGACTTCTTGAATTTCCTATCTTATAAGTACAACCTAAAGGTTGATAATGTCATTGCGGATTTCAATGATTTTGTCAAGGAAGAGAATGCTATCCTAAAGGCAAATTCTGTGGAAGATGATTTTAAGACATTCCTAGATAAGAACGAGGATTCCTTAAATGCGCAATTTCAGAAGGAAAATTCGTTCCAGACATCTGTGCGTGGCCTAAAGATCCGTGGAGTTTATGCAACTCAAGAAGAGGCCGAGATGCGATGCAAAAAGGTGCGAGAGATTGATCCTAACCACGATATTTATGTGGGTCCTGTTGGTATTTGGATTCCATGGGATCCGGATGCCTATAAAACTGGCCGTATTGAATTTATGGAAGAAGAGCTTAATCAGTTGCATAATGAGAAGATCAAGAATGAAGCCAAGGCAAAGGAGGAGTTTGATCGCCGTGTGAAGGAGGCCAAGAAAAAGGCAATTCAAGACAATATTGAAAAGGCAAAGAAGAGTGGTAATGTTCTCACCCAGACGATTGATGATAATGGTAATTTGGTGGGTGTTCGTGAGAAAGTCAACTTCGATGAACGCGAGGTTGCGGATCCTAATCAGAATGCAAACTTGCGTAATGATTTAATGAAAAAGGCGGCGGATGGTGTAGTGGAGAACATTGATATTTAATTTATCCTATATTTTCATATTGAACAATGCGGAGGACACTAGTCCGAAGCCAAATTACTATAGATTCTATATATTAGAATTCAATATATAGAATTTCTGAAATAGAATTATTTTTTCGATTTTCGTGATTTTCTTGTTTTACGTGATTTTTTACCACCTTTGATTGGTTCTGGAGGTTGAGTTTTGTTCTCTTCTAAAGATTCAGTTTTTGTGGGGTTGTCTGAATCTGATTTTTCATCAACTGTGGTTGGAGGATTGGATTGTTCTTCTTTTTCTTCTTCTGGTAATTTTTGAGTATTTGATGTATCAGATTCAGGTTTTGATGTCGAAGTTGATTTTGGATACTCTTCTGATTCAGGTTCTTTGCACATACCAAAAAAACCAACCAAACTACTGACTACAGGAATTCCACACAAAAATCCCTTGCTTGGTTTTTCTTTTTCTACCGACTTCGAATCGACACTTTCAGGAGATTGGGCTTCGCCGTCTCCTCCATGACGCTTTTTATGTTTTTTATTATGTTTTTTTTGTGTATGATTCTTATTTTGTTTTTTATTATATTTTTTACTAACCATTATTGGATTTCTATAATAGAAATGCATATTTTATAGTTTTAAATCGCTAAATTGAACAATATGTCTACACACCTCCTTATAGTTAGTGTTGCGTCATATACCTCGATACGACAGCCTCCGTTGTCGGCTTACGCATCTCGCAATAATAGTAATCATCATTAAATACAATTTTATTTTTAATTGATCGACTCATTTTTGCCGCACACATTTTTTCACTTTCTGCTGCTTTGGCGATTGTTTCCCATTTTCCTAATAATTCATTTGTCTTAATATGCCGTTTTTCTACGCGCTTTCCAGTAGATGATGTAGTTTTATATTGATATGCATCTTTTTTGAGATATAGTCCATAAAATCCTTGGCCATTTTCATTATTTGCCCAAATAGTTGTATAATAAGTGTGACCTGTTTCTCTAACATATTTTTTCAAAGAATCTTCATTCTCTGGAAGCCATTCTTTTCCGATTTCTTGTTTCCATTTTTTATATTCTTCTACTAATTCAGAGAACAATACTTTACCACTTGGCGAAAAAATACAAGAATGAAAAACAAAATTTTGTTCGTCTGAGTTTATGATAGATTTTTTATACTCAATTTCTTTCAATTTAACTCCTGAAAATCCATGAACTACTTGTTTTTTATTTTGTATTTTTAACCGAATCGGTTTAAATCTGGTAGACAAATAACTATTTAATCGTAAAAATACTTCTTTGGAAACAGATTGTGCAAAAATACGATATTGACCTATGAGGTCTGTACTTGATACTTCAGCCTCGGGATGCACTATACAATGTTCTTCTATATAGGCATTAAATTTTTTAGTTAATTCGTCGTTTTCGTTTTCGTTTAGTGGTGGGTCAATGAAATCCTCTTCACATGTTTGGGTTGACATCTCTCTGGTTAATTTATTTTTCGCCAAATTAAATTTTTCATTTTCAGTTTTCAATAGTTCTCCTTCATTTTTTAATTTTATATTTTCTTCTAGTAATTTTGCATAATTTTCGGGGTTATATTCCAAATTTTTTATAATGTCCTTAATAATATTATCGATATCTTGTAATGACAATTTATCAATCGCTAATAATTCTGTGCATTTTACTTTGTTTATTTCTATAGTTCTCCTATAGGGTATTAATTCTTTATTATTTTTTATAGAATTTTCTACATAAAACTTATTATCGACTTTAAATGCATTTACCAAACGAAAATTTGTATATTTTTTCTTATGGCATTTAACACGTGTACACAAGTCATTTGAATTTCCAAATTTTATTAATTTTTCATTATTGTCACTTTTATTGTCAATATATCCATAATACACACACTGTGTATTGACTGGAAATTGTTCTAATAAGGTTTTTTCACGCAATGTCTCTTTTTCAGTTTCTGATTGTAGTTTGTTGTTCTCTAATTGCAGTCTTAGATCTTGACATTCTTCTTGTATTGTTTGGTGCAAAATATCCTCTAATTTAACAAAATATTCATGAATTTCATTGGCTTTTTGTGTTCCCGCTTTTATACAAAATAATTTAAAGGTGCGAATATTCATTAAAATTGTTTGTTTGTTGTGACCACCTCTGGAGTCATTTGTTTGCTTAACCTGCGGGATAAGCAAAATATTATTATCAATTCCCTCATTTTTTTGCTCTCGCGACTGAGAGAGCAAAATTTTATAGTCTTTTTCAATTATAAATTGTTGCTCTAATAGAGTTTTTGCTTTTTGTTTAGTGCTAACCCCATCCACTTCCATACATTATCCAAATCAATAACAAAATCATTCGTAGGATGATATTTCAAATAACAATAAAATGATGAAACAAATAAATGTTGTTGTTTTTCAGTAAAATTATGTTGTATTTTTTCAAGCAATTTATTATTATATGTATCTGAGAGCTTTGTTATAGGGTTATTTTCAATCAAGTTTACAATGTTTAGTGAGGCGTCCATGATTGGATAATTTATAAAGCACCATTTCTTTATGTATATTTTTTGTATTTGTTATTTATAAGCAATCTAATTTTGTTTTTGGTTTTAAAAAGCAAAAACAAACAACTACTCAAAGGATGTAAATACTATTGACATCCCTTTTCAACACCAACATGCTGAGATCTACCACCCCGCTTTCTTAACCTTTATATTGCCACCTTTGTTAGCTTTCTTGCTCTTATTTGGATCATACACCTCATCATCATCGTCATCATCCCCCATATTCTTTGATATTTCCCAAAACTCAGGACTTCCCAATCTGAAGTGTGGATGGTCTTGTGCTTTATACCAAAATACTTGGTCTGTGATATTGTTTGTTTTTGCGTTATTATTGAGAACCAAACATTCATAGTTAGATGTAGTCGCATCCAATACACTACAAAATGCCTCGAATGTTGGGAACATACCTGCATAATTGTCGTATATTTTTTTACGATTGTTCAAATATGGTTCTCTTAGTATGAAAACATAATCAATATTTGTACGAAGTTCGGGTGGGATACCGAGTGGATACTGCATTGTTATGATCAACATTATCTTCCAGTGCCTTCCGTTCATAAAGAGGAGACGCATAAGTTTGTCTCGTTTCCATGTGCTATCATATAAGCAGTCATCCATAATAATGAAAGCGCGAGGATCGATCGATGATTTTTTATAATTCTCCATTTCCTTTTTCACTTCCTTGAGAACCGTTTTTTGTCGTCGCAATATGTTTTCTACTAAAACTGAATTATAGTTTTCATGTATAAACAATTTCGGAATATGATGTGAATAAAATCCATTGCCTGCTTCTGTAGCAGAAATCACCATGCCTATTGGTATATCCTGGTGATAAAAAAGCAGATCACGAACTAAAAATGATTTACCCGTATCACGACGGCCGATTAATATTACCACTGGACCCTTGTTTTCATTTTTATCAAATGTAATCATTTTCATATCAAATTTTTTTAGTTCTAGAGTCATAGAAAATTTTTGACTTTAACCTTAATATATAAATGCAATAATATATGATTTCTACTATAACGAAACACAATGAAACAAAAGTCGTCTAAATTTTAGTAAAAATATATATTTCCCGATTATATCTCATTGACAACTTATATGCCAAAAATCGAGATAGGTTATTATAAACCTATAGGTAATTTGGATTTTGTTCATACAGATGTTGTAAACGAGAGTTTAGAAGAAACTGCCAATGAACAAACATCATGGGATCCCCTACAAATAGACAAAATACAACAATATCAACCAATTTATTCCCTTTTTTTCGATATGACAGAAACAAACTATAATCAAATACAATTAAATCATCGGTATCATTTTATAAATTCGAGAACAGTATATGATACAATAACTAAACAACAACACGACAAATCCATTTTTATCAAATTTGCACCACTATACGATCCTATAAGATACATGATGGGTAAATATGATTTAAAAGATTCAAAACTCTTGTCGCTTCCAAATATTCATTCCGATGAAACCAATTGTCCACAAAAATTCTTGGACAGAAACAATGCATCATATACTGATTGTTTTTTCAGTTATTTGTCAAGTCAATTATATAATCTATATGGATTCAAGAATGGTATTGATTTCTATGGATCATTTCTGGGAATTCAAAAAAAATATCGAATGAATATTGCAGATGATTATTCCCATTTGTATAATTCTACTTTTTTCAGAACAGGATGCAACAAGTTGTTTCATTTTTCGAAATCCGAACATTCCGAGTTGTTTTATAATATGCATCATACTACAAATTCACGCGCAAACAAAACCAGACTTGATTTTGCGGATGACGCGGATTTGGAACTCAATATAGAAACATTAGAAATACCCACGACGGCGACATCTGATGAGAACTCAGAAACACCATCTGAACTCACTGAAATTTTGTATAAAACTATGCCTGATACCATGCCTGATTTTGATAAGAATGAGAACATGGAAGAATTTTCAAATGCGGTGGATGATGATAAATCCTCAGATAGTGAACAAAACTATAGTACAGATTCTGCATTTGAAGATGATGACGAATGCAATTCAATAGGTGAGAACTCCGGAGAAGATGTCCCCTCGGAATCTGGATCAGAATCTAATTCGGATTCGGATTCGGAATCCTCCAGCCAAGAAAGTGAAGAAATACTCAACATCTATATCGATAATTTCCCTATACAAATGATTTGTATGGAAAGATGTTTTGGAACATTCGACGAATTATTTGCACAAAACGAGATTGATGAAAAAACAGGCGCTAGTGCACTCTTCCAAATTGTGATGACACTTTTGGCTTATCAAAAAGCATTTCAATTTACACATAATGATCTCCATACAAATAACATTATGTATATTGAGACGGACGAACCATTTTTATATTACAAATTCAATAAAACTATATATCGTGTTCCTACATATGGTCGCATTTTCAAAATCATAGATTTCGGTCGCAGTATTTATAAATTCTGTGGGAAACAATTTTGTAGCGATAGTTTTGGACCTGGTGGCGATGCATCCACACAATATAATTTTGAACCATATTATAATCCAAATAAACCAATTTTGGAACCCAACTATAGTTTCGATTTATGTCGATTGGGAACTTCTATATTTGATTTCTTATTTGATATTGAAGATATGGAGGATCCCAAAGATATGGATGGTTTACAAAAGACAGTATATAGGTGGTGTCAAGATGATGCAGGCAAAAATGTTCTCTATAAGAAAAATGGCGAAGAACGATACCCTAATTTCAAATTATATAAGATGATTGCGAGAACCGTACATCAACATACCCCCGAAAAACAGTTGGAATTCAAATATTTCCAACAATTCAAATATACAAAACCATTGAAGGGGGATGCTGTCAAAAAGGTGATGGATTTGGACAAATTTTGATCGTTTCGGTAGTATTTGATGAAATACTAACCATAGGGAGGTATACAGCAAAAAAAATAATAAAATATATAAATTCTATATATTGAGAGAACTAATATATAGAATTTCATGCAACATTTATTTGAAATCTTTATTGACATGATCAATTAATATATTGACATCTTCTAACATAATTTTGATATCACGCTTTCTATCGGCTTCTTGTACCTCAACCAATGCATTTTCAAGAGAACCTTTCAAGTTCTCAAGAGACTTTTTATATGCCTTAATTTTGCAGGGATTGTGTCCCTTCTTATGCATCAAAACCATCCATCCCAAATGTTCAAATGCATGTGTTTTCCATTTATGAAGACCATGAAATGTTACATTACAGCATTTTTTAGTTGTATTTTTCTTTGTTCTCTTTACAGCAGTCTTTTTTGACATTTTACTATATAATTCTTATATACCTTTATTTATAGTTGATGCAATCAAAATCCAGGATTATCTGTAAAAATTTCAGGTGGTTTTATAGCATCTATTGCACCACCTATTACAGAAAGTCCAAACCATTCGGCCAATTTCCCCTTATATTCAAAAAACACATACAATACACCAAATACACAAGCTGCAACCATCATAACCTCGCGCGCCAATAATTTCATAGGCAACATCTCATTTTCAATATATTTCATCTCCACCATTTTTGTCACAATGAAGAGAACCGATATTACAATCGTCAATAAAATTGTATTTTCCATATTCAAAGTCAATATAGAAAATTGCTAAATATTATAACTAATAAGAGAACGCGCGCGATCATATTTCCTCGATGCCATCCAATACTAAATCCTCGGCAATTTTGGAATCGCTCTTATTAATATCAAAAATATCCAATGTTCCCAAATCTATATCGTCGGTATGTATCTTAATACGATCGTCCTCCTCATCGGAATCTTCATCCAATCTCCGCTGAATTGCGCGTGACATACTAATCTCCTCCAATCGATCTATATCTTTCGGCGCACTCACTTCCTCTTCTTTACCCGTTTCCGTATCTAATACACGATCTATATCATTAAATGACAATCTAGTTATCACAGGTGAATTATCGGTATTTTGTATAGAGGGTACTACATTCGCCACTTTTTCACTTTCTTCTTTCAGTGTTTTTTCCACCAACTTTTCTAAATCATCCTTGTTCTCATCCGTTGTCTGCTCATCTCCATCACCTTTGGATAGTGATTTCTCCTCCGAGGGTTCCTCGATGTTTTCTATAATCACTTCCTCTTCGATTTCCACGGATTCATCTGTATATGCACGAATAATATCTTCCGTAGGAATACTATCGCGGATAGTATTCATGATACATTCCTGAACAATGATTTCAAATTCGCGATTGTTTTTCTGTTTTTGAAGGGAAGTCACATTCGGCCCCTGTTCAAATAAATAAACATTCATATAAGTTTTCCTTGCAACATTAATATAGACCTTATGTAAAAAATGATCCAACTTAGGAATCGATATATCAATCTTCTTCTGTTTGTTTCCTACACGAATACATGTGAGAACCTTCAAATGTATAATATGTACACAAGTAATGAGTTCCTCTAGATAATTACATCCAGATCGTTCTATGATACGCTTGCGCTCCGTTTCAATAGTATTTGCATTCCATTTGGGTATCTGCCCAATTAAATTCTGAAAATGCATAAGATATTTCTCATTTTCCTTGTTCTCTATACACATCTTCACTGCCTCATGGAAAATAGATCGGATTCCCTCAATGACAAGTGGTGTTAAAATTCCAACTAAACGAGCACAAAATTCATCGCGGGAATGATATAAGGTGGAAGGCTGAAAATCGTCCATTTACTATGGTGTTTTGCCGCATTTTTTTTACGCACATTCAACGCGTGATATTTCGTGAGAACCGTTGATAAATATATGATCCAACATATACAAAATCAATAATTTCTCACATCTAAATTCGGATTTTATACTATGGAATTTCATACGAAATCGAGATTTTTGTTCTCTAGACCATCGAGTTTCATGAAAACAAATCGCATCAATTAAATCTATAGCGGAATATCCATGTTCGTATATATCCACACTAATATCAGATAACATAGGATGGATGTCCTTTTGATCAAGGCGCTCTATAATGGATTCTATTTTATCATTCAAAAAATCCATCTTTTCGCAATTCAAACTATCCATACAAAATTTGGTTCTCAAATGATAGGTATGTAGGTTCTCTATACAACCATTTGGTTTAATATATTCCGGAACATATATTTCACAAAAACGCGACAATATAGGATTCAATAATTTATGTTTGTTCTCAACTATAATGAAAAAACGAGTATTATAACTAAACAATTCTATACAACGCCGCAATGCGGACTGTGCATCCGTAGTCAAACTATCTGCATTGAATAGAACGATCGACTTGAATCGAACACCCTGATTCATTTGTAAATTCGTTTTCGC